AGCCTCTGACAGATGAAACAGTCACCAAAGTATTATCTAGGTAAGTATATGAAGATAGAAGCTAAGAACGTAGTATGGGATTTTCAAGATGACAACTACAACTTAGGAACTGCACTCACATACATTATGAGAGCTGGTAAGAAACCTAACAATCCAATCACTCAGGACATAGCTAAAGCCATACATCATTTAGAGATAGAACTGGAAAACCAAATCTATATTGAAGAATTAAATAAGAGACACAAATTATAGTTTAGTTGCTTTTGGTTAGGCAATTTGGGTGGGCAGAAATGTCCGCCCTTTTTTATTAAATTAGGGTTTATAAAAACACACAAAAATTTACGTTATATATATATGAAGATTAAAGTCAACATACCAACATCACTAGGCGATATTAAGTTATCCCAATACAAAAAGTTTTTAAAGATTCAAGAAAACAATGATGACGAGAATTTTCTTCAGGCTAAGATGATTGAGATATTTTGTGATATTCCTTTAAATAGTGTTATGCAATTAAAGTACAATGACACAAACGAAATAGGCTCTTTGCTAACAAAGATGTTTGATGGCAAACCAAAGTTAGTTGAAAGGTTTAAAATTAAAGATATTGAATATGGTTTTCACCCTTCTCTTGATGATTTATCTCTAGGAGAATATATTGACCTAGACACATACATAGGAGACTGGGATAATATGGAAAGAACGATGAATGTATTATACAGGCCAATTGAACACAAATTAAAAAACAAGTATTCTATTAAGAAGTATGAAGTAGAAGGATACAAAGATGTTTTAGATATGCCGATGGATGCGGTTCTAAGTTCAATTTTTTTTTTGTGGAATTTAGGACTGGACTTGTCGCAAACTATGATGAGCTATTTGGAGAACAAACAGGAATTGGACTTGACAGAATATCTAGCTTCGGAGCTAAATGGGGATGGTATCAGTCAATATATGGACTCGCTCAAGGCGATATTACAAGATTTGAACATATCACAAAATTAAATGTACACGAATGCTTTATGATGTTATCATTTATGAAAGACAAAAATCAATTGGAAGTAGACCAAATTAAAAGCAAAATAAAATGAGCAATAATGATAATCAAGCAATAAGGGGTTTTTATCAATTAACAGAAACCATAAAGGCTCAGTTGCTAAATGACATAAATGTAAACACAGTAACAACAGGAGAGCTTTCTCAGGTTAACCTCAACAAGCAAGATATATTTCCTATGTGTCATATTATCATTAATAGTGTTACAGACGAAGAACAAGTTCTGCGTTTTAATATATCAGTTTTGGCTATGGATATGGTAGACCAATCAAAGGATGAGACATATGATAGATTTACAGGCAACAATAACCATCAAGACATTTTAAACACGCAACTAAGCGTATTAAATAAGCTTATTCAAGTATTGAGAATGGGACAGTTGTTTACAGAAAAATATCAGCTTGACGGAAACCCTACTTGTGAGCCTTTTTATGATAGGTTTGAAAACGAGTTGGCAGGATGGACAGCTACAATGGATGTTATGATTTACAACGATATATACATTTGCTGATGGCTAAATCTGAATACCCTTTTATGGAGAAGGTCTTGAAAAGATATGCTAGTTATGTAATACAACAAGCCAAAGCAAACCTTACAAAAGATAATAAAGGAGGAGGGGATTTATATAATTCTTTGACAAGTAAACAGGGAATTGACAATGAAGAACTTTTTGTTGATTTCTTTATGGAAAACTATGGTCAATTTGTAGACAAAGGAGTAAAAGGAAAAACATCAACATATCCCGAAACCAGTAGAGCCTTATCTAAATTTCAATATGGTTCAGGTAGAGGCCCAAAAGGTGGTTTAACTAAAGGGATAGATAAGTGGTTACTTAAAAAAAGATTTCAATGGAGAGACAAGCAAGGGAAATTTATGAGTTATAAATCTATGAGGTATATTATTGTTAATAGTATATACAATAAAGGACTCAAAGCTAATATGTTTTTCTCTAAACCTTTTGATGCTGGACTAGAAAAATTCTCAAACAACTTATTGATGGCATTCATTTCCGATACTGAAAACAACTTAGGTTTAAACGACTAAAATAAAAAACAATGTCACAGAAAGCACTTAGAAGTCCACAATTTGTTAGTGTAGCAGCAGTCGCAGGGTCTTTGTCTACAGAACTTGTAATAAGCATAAATGGAACTGTAAGGTATCGCATAGCTAAAAACACTACACCAAATCAACTTGTTCAATATGAATGGGCAGAACTAGCAAGGGATTATCTTAACATTTCATTTGATGGCACATATACAGTTCAAGAAATAACTGTGAATCTTCAGGTTCAAGGTCGTGTAGGAGTTAATGGAACAGGAGCAATTGTTCAACCTATGATTATGAATACAACAGTAAAAGGTGTTGATGGCTTTGGTACATTTATGGAAGGTTCAAATCCTGCAATACCATTCCCATCACGAACTGCTCCTGCTTGGCTAGTTTGTGTACAGTCAGATGCTGCAGACATAGATTCTGAAATATTTGCACCTACAGGAGTTGAGGGCAAAATTCCTTATATGAAAGGAAGTGGTGATGATTATCAATTATCTTATGAAAATTACAACACAACAGATATTGTAATAGGTGGAGAGGGTGAAATTACTCAGGTATTAAAAATAAACAGAGTTGATTGCACTAAGTATGGTCAAGGGACTAAATTTACTTTTATCAATAAGTATGGAATGTTGCAAGATATATGGTTTTTCTTAAAACATATCAAAAGGCTCAATAGAACTACGGAGAGCTTTCAAAGAAACACATTAACCAATCTATTTCAAATAGGCGAAAACAATTATTATGATGTAAACGAAGCACCTAAAAAACACTTTAATACAGAAGGCACACAAAGTAATGTATTTAATTCAGGATATTACCCTGAAAAGGCTAATTGTATGTTTGAGGAATTGCTATTGTCAAACTATGTGTGGATGACTAGACCAAGTACATCAGGCTCAGGTGAAGAAGTTGTTCCTGTAATGGTTAAGAGTTCTGATTTAGTTTACAAAACATCTCTAAACGAAAAACTAATTGAATACACAGTAGAATTTGAAGATGCGTTTGACTACATAAACAACATCAGATAATGCAGAAGCTACAACTGTACATAGGAGGTGAAAGAATAGACTTATTTGCGGATGAGACTGTTTCTATGACTCAATCAATTCAGAACATTAAAGACATAGAGAAAGTATTTACAGAGTTCACTCAACCTTTTACTGTACCAGCTAGTAGTTCAAACAACAAGATATTCAAACACTACTATAATTTTAACATTAATAATGGATTTGATGCAAGACAAAAAGCATCTGCTTCTATTGAGTTAAACTTTATACCCTTTAAAACTGGATTCATACAACTAACAGGAGTAGAATTAAAAAAGAACCTCCCATACGCATACAAGATTACTTTCTTTGGTAATACAATAAACCTAAAGGACATTCTTGGAGAATCTGAGTTGTCATCATTGACATTTCCTAACAGTTTAAATAGAGAGTATAAATACGGGACTACAAGTCCTAATGTTGGAATTAAAGGAGCAATGACTAATGGTTTGCAAAGTATAATAGCTCCATTAATAACACATACACAAAGGCTATTTTACAATTCACATAGTTCTGCTAATAATACTGCTGGTAATTTACACTACCATAGCACTAACGCAACAGGAGGAGTTCTGTGGTCAGACTTAAAATATGCTATTCGTTTATATGAGATAATTCAAGCGATAGAAACAACATATCCATCAATAGAATTTTCTACAGATTTCTTTAGCACTACAAATTCTACGTTCTATAATCTTTATATGTGGCTACATAGAAAAAGTGGAGCTGTTGCACCTGAAGAACAAACAACTACAAATTGGGTTCAAGTTAACGCTTTGTCACAAGCAAATACAGGAGGCACTATAATAGGTAGAGCAGGAGCTAATATTATAATAGACACAACTTTAGCTTTTAAAGGTGTAATTGAGGGTGCTTTAAGCATAACCCCTGAGCAAGCTGATGTTAAATATGATATTAGAATATTAAGAAATGGACAAACTTTTTTTGAGAAATTTAATCAAGAAGATGTATTTACTTTAAGTCAGTTTTTCTCAAGTGGGACATACACTATAGAATTAAATTCCGCAGAAACTTTAGAATTTACACAAGGAAATATAGAATTAACTTTTACTGGTGATACTAATGCAAGTCCTCAAGTTGCTTTTACAAACGTATTAACGAATACCAATGTTGTAGATTCATTAAGCTCAGAATTATATTTTGTTATAGCTCAACAAATACCTGAGATGAAAATTATTGATTTTATTACAGGGCTATTTAAAATGTTTAATCTAACAGCTTTTGTTAATGGTGCTGGGGTTATTGTTGTTAGGACTTTAGATAGTTACTATGCAGACAGAACAAACAATTCTAGTGGAGGTAATTTTGACATCAACGGATTTTTAGACATAACCAAAAGCACAGTAGATGTTGCCTTACCATTTAGACAAATAAACTTTAAATACAAAAGCACAAAAACTTT